TTAAAGCAAATACTTCAGATGTAGAATTAACTGATTATACATTGTATGGAGAATTAACAGATTTTACATTAAAGTTAAATGGTAACCTTAAGTGGTCTCAAAAGGGTAGCGCAGAAGGCCTTATATACGTCCCAGAGGTCGATTACCATGGATCCCTAGCATTCTATACAGCAAGCTCTGAAAACGTCTCTGTGACCTATAATGGCGGTTTAGCATGGCCTAGAGAAGCAACCATGCCAACACTTCTTGATAATGATTCAAATCAAGTAAACATTTACAATGTTAAAGTAGATATTCAAACATCTGATTCTAAAGAAGATCTTCCTATATTATTTGAATTGGGTCTTTACACATACACCCAAGGATTAAAGCGGGTAATTGCAGAGAACTCAAATGAACAAGCAACCATTGTTAATGTTGATGATGCAGTTATATACGATAATAATCTAGAGATGTTAGATAGATTAGATAGATGTGGAATTAGATTAGCAGGTAGTTCATATCTGACAATCCCGTCACAATCTAAGAATACAGATCAAAACGAGGTTGGCGGAACCAAATCAATCTCCATAATCTTTAAATTAAACGAAGCCATGACTGGAACCAAGTACATCTTAAAGAGCGGAACAAAGGCGCTGTACTGGGATGGAACTGCTTGGCAATATCCAGGCTTCAATAATATTTATATCAATGGCCAATCTGGGGTCAATGCTACTGCTATGACAGATGACTGGGTTCACGTAATTCTTACATCTACATCCAAGATTGATGCGGGTACAGCAATTTATGTGGGGGCGGACAATACAGGAGCCAACCAAACCGATATTACCCTTGGAGCTTTTGCAATGGCAGCATATACATTAGACGCATTTGATGCTGAGACAGAGTATGAGACATTTGTAGGATACCCAGAGCAAACAGTTGCTACGGAAAACTTTACCCTTCAAGTATTCGATTATGGCCTACAGGCTTACAATTATTCGGTCAATAGAGCATAATTTTGCCTCATTGTAGTACAAACTATAGACTTTAGCAATAAAAGATGGTATCATTAACATATGAAATCAATTAAAACCACGGTTGTCGAGGAAACTACTCTCGGCGTATATATTTGGCAGATGCCAGACGGACGCTGGGTAGGAGACGATAATGGTAATTATTTGTCTGTAGCAGCATTTAAAAATGATCAGACAAGAATTGATGCAATCACTGAAGCTGTGAGAGGCTATGGTATTCAGACAGGTAAGGCAGTATTTTTATCTGGTCAGAGAAAGATTAATGACGAAGAATACGAAGAGCAGCAACAGCGCTTAAAGTGGGGATTGACACCAGATCCGCTAGACATTGGTGAATATAAAGATAGCTTAAAGAATTTGAGGAACGACTAATGTCAGACGTAGTAGAAGACGATTCAAGAGAAGTCAATGCAGTAATATCTGGAGACTTCTTTACAGAGAGACCAGCAGAGGAGTCAGATCCGTTTTATGTAAAGGCGGATGAGATTGCAAAGTACCGTGGATTCTCTCCAAACTTCAAGAGAAAAAATACAAGACTTCTACAAAAGTTTCAGCAAGGTGCAGATGGAGCAGCTCGATCAAAGAAGTTCGAAGAAGAAATTCTTATGGGCTATGACGTCCTCGACGTAATTACCCCACCATACAACCTAGATTATTTAGCACAGATTTACGAAGTATCATCACCACACTTTGCAGCATGTAATGCAAAGGCTGCAAACATTGTTGGCCTTGGTTATGACTTCACACACACTCGTGCAACAAAAGAAAAGATTTCAGATCTTTCTGATACACCAGAAAGCCTACAGCGATTCCGTGCCAAGTTGGAGCGGATGAGAGAAGATATGTTTGATCTCCTTGAGTCAATGAACCAGGAAGACACATTTACAGAAACACTAACAAAGGTGTATCTCGATTTTGAAGCGACTGGTAATGGTTATATCGAAGTTGGTCGTAAGGTAAATGGAGAGATCGGATTCGTTGGACATGTTCCATCTAAACAGTAAATCCTATCGGTGATGATGAGCGTCCAAACGAGATTATTCACATTAAAAAGTACACACCAACAAATGGATATTATGGTGTGCCAGATATTATTCCAGCAAAGACTGCGTTAGCAGGAGATGAATTTGCACAACGCTTTAACCTAGATTATTTTGAGAACAAGGCTGTTCCAAGATATATCATTACAGTAAAGGGTGCAACCCTTAGCCGTGAAGCAGAGCGTAAGTTGCTTGAGTTCTTCCAGACAAACCTAAAAGGCAAGAACCACAGATCTATTTACATTCCTCTTCCAGCAGATGACGATGGAAACAAGGTTGAGTTTAAGATGGAAGCTGTTGAGGCGGATGTACAAGACTCATCATTTAACAAGTATCGTCAACAGAACAGAGATGAAATTTTAATTGCACATAGAACACCAATTTCTAAGTTGGGTCTGCCAGAGGGAATCTCCCTTGCAGCAGCTAAAGATGCAGATAAGACATTTAAAGAGCAGGTTGCTAGACCAGCTCAGAGAAATCTAGAAAAGAAACTTAACCGTTTGATTGCTGAATTCACAGACGCTTTTGTTTTGAAGTTTAATGAACTTACACTCACAGACGAGGATACACAGTCCAAGATTGATGAGCGTTACCTACGAATGAAGACCATTGTGCCTAATGAAGTTCGTGCAAGACTGGGTATGCCAGGCCTGCCAGGAGGAGATTCACCCGTACAGTTGACAGGACAGCAAGCTGCTGACCAAACTGCAAGAGGAACAGGAAATCGCAGAAGAGATCAAGAAAGAACTGCTGAAGCTACTGATTCCAATGGAGCGGCAAGAAATCCTCAAGGTGAGGGTCGAGTTACGCCCTGATTTTGCATTACTAACAAATAGTTGATAAAATTAGTGTTGCTATGGAGATAAAAAAGGCAAACTGGTATTCTGATGGAGACAGCCTCCGTCTTTCAATGCCTATCGCAAAAGTCGATAAGGAAAAGCGCATCGTATCAGGATTTGCGACCCTAGACAATATCGATCAACACGGAGACATCGTTTCCGCAGATGCTTCTGCTTCTGCGTTTGAACGCTTCCGTGGAAATATTCGTGAGATGCACCAACCGCTTGCAGTAGGCAAGATGGTTTCATTCCGCAAGGAAAAGTTATTTGATAAGGCAACTGGAAAAGAGTACAGCGGAGTTTTTGTTAACGCATACGTTTCAAAGGGTGCACAAGATACATGGGAGAAAGTTCTTGACGGAACTCTTTCAGGATTTTCAATCGGCGGGAATATTACAAAGACAATCGATGAATACAATTCAACACTAGATAAGTCAATTCGTGTTATTAAAGAATACGATCTTACAGAACTTTCATTGGTAGATAATCCAGCAAACCAACTTTCAAATATTGTTTCTATTCAAAAGACAGCTGATGGGACAGTGCTCAAGGGAATTGCAACAGAAACACAAGTTGAAAATGTTTTCTATGATAAGGAAGCAGACGAAGTTTATCTATCAACAGAATCAGAATTTACATCACCAACTACAAACGTTAACCTAGAGTTAATTGGTTGGGTAGAAACATCAGACACCAATAAGTCTGTAGAAATCAAGAGAATCCTTGACGCATACAAGCAGTCTAAGGTACAACCTGATCTTGCAAAGCAGGTTGAAGAAAATCAAGACACAGAAGGAGGTGTTACTGTGGCAGAAGATACAACAATTACCGTTGAAGAGACTCCAGCTGAGCAAGTTGCTCTAGTTGAGGAAGTCACAGAAACGGACCTCGCTAAGTCTGCTGATGCGGAAGCACCAGCAACCGAAGAGGCACCACAGGCAGATGCTGAAACAGCACCTGCAGCCGTTGAAGAAGAAGCCGCTGACATTTCCGAAGTCGAAGTTGAAGAAACTGACTTTGCAAAAATGTTTGATGAAATGAAAAGCTTTATCTCAACAGAAATTAGTAAGACTGCAACAGCTGAGGCTGTTTCAGGACTAGCAGCACAGGTTGATCAGAAAATTGCTGAAGTAACCAACAAATATAATGAACTCGCAGAGGTTGTTAACAATATTAAGGCAACTATCTCAGGCGTCGAAAAGAGGGTCGACGGAGTAGAGAAGGATACTGCGATTCGCAAGTCTTCTGATCTGGACGGGTCAGATGTAACAATACAAAAAACAAACAGCAAGTGGGGCGGGCATTTCCTCAGCGTCCGCAACATTTAATTTATAAAAACAACGGAGGTGAAAATAAATAAATGAGCGATATTCTACAAAAAGTAGTTGATACTACAAACGTTGGATCAGGAAATGGTGGTCTTCTAAACACAGACCAGGCTAACCGATTCATCGATTACATGTTCGATGCTACAATTCTTGCCCGTGCAGCTCGTACAGTTCGCATGCGTTCTAACACAGCAGACATTGACAAGGTTGGAGTTGGTACTAGACTAATGACAGTAGCTACTGAAGCAACCCAAACAGGTGCTAATGCAGCAGTTACATTCTCCAAGATTTCTCTTACCACTAAGAAGCTACGTCTTGATTGGGAACTTTCAAGCGAAGCTCTTGAAGATAACATCGAGGGTGCTGATCTTGAGGATCACATTGCTCGCCTAATGGCAACTCAGGCAGGTAACGACATCGAAGATCTTTTGATCAATGGTGTTGGTACAGGTTCTGGTTTGATGTCAGCGTTTAAGGGATTCCGTGCACTTGCACTTGAGTCAGCAAACGTTGTAAACGCAGGCGGTGCAGTAATCTCTAAGGCAGTATTCAACAGCGCAATCAAGGCTATGCCACGTAAGTACAAGCAACGCCGTAACGAACTTAAGTTCTTTACAGGTTCAAACCTAGTGCAGGATTATCTATACAACTTGACAACAATTGGTTCAGGTGGAACTCCAGAAGACATTGCATCTTCAATTCTTCGTGGAAATCCAAACGGACCAGCTGGTGCTCCAGGTGGTGTAATTCCATTCGCATTCGGTATTCCAGTAGTTGAAGTACCTTTGATCGATGAGACAAAGGACGGAGATTACTCAGGTGCTACAGGCGACCACGGAGATATCCATCTTACATTCGCTAACAACCTAGTTGTTGGTGTTAAGCGTGAGATTCAGGTATACCGTGAATTCAAGCCAAAGAAGGATACAATCGAGTACACAATGTTCGTAAGAACAGGATGTGCAATCGAAAATCCTGAAGCTTTTGTTGTGGTTAAGAACGTAAAGGTTTCAGCCTAACAAATTTAACAACTAAATAGTCTGAAGGGGAACTCCTAAAAAGGGTTCCCCTTTAGTCATATGGGTGCTATAATTAGAAGGAAAAGACTGAGAGGAGAATAAATGTCTTTTAATAATTTGAAGCTTGAGGAGCTTCGTAAGGTCGCAGAAACATTTGCGGTAGATCATGAATCAGCCAAGAACAAGGCAGACCTAATCGCCCTACTCGCAGAAGAGGGTGTAAGCTATGAAATGTATAATAGTTTTATTAACGCTGAAAAAGGCGAAGCAGAAGTAGAAGAAAAGAAAACGACGGGATCAAAGCCAAATACCGAACTCAAGGGTGGCCAAGTCCTAGTAAAGATGGAAAGAATGAACCCAAGATATGATGTAAATGCATTCACATTTACAAAAGAAAATCCATTTATCGTAATGTCTGAGAAAGACGCACAGGAGATTTTTGACACACAGGAAGGTTTCAGACTTGCCACTCCCAAGGAGGTACAGGAGTTTTACTCCTAATTAATTAAATGGAGTTATACACAGGTAGGACCCAAAAGGTATATCTTGATGTTTATGTTAGCGATGAGCTTAGAGACACAGATTCATTACCACAGGTCAATATTTACGATTTAAACACAGACGTTCTTATTGTTGCTGGAACAGCAGCCAAAGAGTCTGATGATGAAGGTCACTACAGCTTTGTAGTCAGAGATGACTTTGTAATGACAGATAAGATGATTAAGGTTGTCTGGACTTACTCTGTAGACTTCAATCAGATGACTACTGTGGACGCTTACCATGTTGTAACTCCATACCTTTCTATTCATGACGTATACACCAAACTACACTTTGGCCGTGAGCCAGGGGATGCTAATTATGTGTCATATCATGAGGTTAGAGAAGCAGAGAAGTTTGCAAGATTTATGATAGAGAACTTTACTGGAGTAAATTTTGGAAAGCAGGAAAAGACAGTCTCTGCATACGGACAAGACGCAGACGTATTATTTTTAGGAGAAAGAATTATCTCTTACTCTGTTATCAAGGAGAATAATAAGCTTGCTATTGATACCGTAAATTCAATTAATAATTTTAATTTTGCAGTAAACATTACAGAAACAAACCATGCTCTTAGAATTTATTCTGAAGAGGACATTAACGAGGGCGGGATGAAAGATATCGTTTATCCGCACTACGGTAGCTTTGTACAAGGATACAAGTATGACATTACTGGAGTATTTGGATGGAAGTCTGTTCCAGAAAAAGTACAAACTGGAGCACTCATGCTAGTAAGAGATTATTTTAGCAAGGATCATATCTGGAGATCTAGATTTGTTCAGAGCGTATCATACGGAGATACAGATATGGAATTTTCTAAGTTAGCGTTCAGAGGGACTGGTAATTTTTATGTGGATAAGCTCCTTGAAGAGTATAAGTCCACAAACATGGCGGTAATTTAATGATTGGCTCATACTCAGTAGAAGCCAAATACGCAATGCTTGCAGACATTTATCGTGTCCAGCAAAAGCGTGATGAGAATACTGGGGAAATTAAAAGAGAATGGCTATATGCAGAAACTGTATCATGCCTAGCTAAATCGATTATTTCATCTGGCGTCCGCACTCCATCTAATGATAGAACAATTGACAACAGATATATTATTGAAGAAATTATTAAGATCAACACCGTAGAAAAGCTTTCTAGAAATTCTAAGATAACAAACATTAGAGACCTAAAGGGTCAGGTTCTTTGGGAAGAAGCAGAAGTTTTAAATAACCCTCCTACTATGTTTTCCATAGTTGGATCTACTCCAATTGTAGATGCTTTCGGCCAGATCCTTGAATACGAAACAACACTACAGAGGAGCGAAATTCAGAATGCCCTCTCTTAAAGTAATTACAAATGCTTCTGATACTATTGCAAATGCTATGGCATATGTAGAAGGTGTTGCCAAGTCTACTAGAACTTATGAAGTTGACCAGGCTGTAGGACAAGCCGTCACAGCAATTGCAGAGAAGTCTTTAGCTGCATTTATTGACACTGAGGCTAGACTAAGCCCAAAGTCATTGCACCACGTTTATGAGTGGGGCAGAGTAGGAACACCACTGGGAAGATTATGGAAAATAACTGGTCAGTATAAAACTGGCGCAATTGTCTTGTCATCTGACTTTAAGCAGTCACGCACTTATGTACCAATTAAAAACGGGACAGTAAGACGACACAAGTTTACATATAAGGCTGATGTTATGGAAAAGGGGCAGACTGTAAGAATCACAGCAAAGAATGCACAGGCACTCTTCTTCTATTCAAATGACGGCACTCCTGTATTCATTCCAAAAGGACGCTTTGTTACAGTAAGAACTCCTGGCGGAAGAGAAGTTCGAGGAGCATACCAGAAGACAATGTTTAGATTTATTAACTCTGCTAGACTAAATGCTGATATGGCAAAGTCACCTTTGTTTAAGGAGATAGAAAGAGCACAGGCGCTTGCAGGAATGCAAATGCCTCGGTCAGTAACAGGAAAGCAGTCAAGAAGATCATTCCAGGCAATTGGTGAAGCAACAGCATCTAAGCATATTCGCCAAGTGGCAAGGTCATATGAGAAAGCGAAGCGTGATGTAAATGGCTGATTATAGCAAGACAGCACTAACTAATGTGCTAAAGGTTTTGTGGCGGGAACTCAAGGATAGCTCAGTACTTAATCCTAATGATTATCCTCCTGTATATAGAGACCCATTTGGTCCAATATTTTCTGTCCAGCAAAGTGGACAAAGAGAGCAATTTATTAGACCAGATGCTCCATACATTGTCTATGACTACGATATCGTAGGATATGACACTGACTGGGTTATTTGCCAAGATAGATTAACATTTAAGATTTATTCAACAACATTAACAGAGACAATCAAGATCATGAATGTCATGTTAGACCTATTTAGAAGATTCGATGAATCTGCTAAGACGGTAAATGAGTATGTGAAGGACGTAGATCCTACCAGCCCATTTGCCTACAAATACTTTTCCCTTACTGAGGCAAACTCACCTAATCCAGCCGCTGAGCTGCAGGGTGAACTAGAGGCTGACCTAGCCATAGTATATTCTTACACTAGGGATTTAAATTCGGAAGGAAGATTTGCCTAATAACCCCAGTTCAAGTATTATTGGATTTGAGGAAATGCCGCAAAACTTATATCCTAAAAAAAGGAGGAGGTGAAATAAATAAATGGCAACAAACGTTCGTAATATTATTATCGGTGCAGCAAGAATTTTCATTTCTGCAAAAGATTCAACATCAGCAGACTGGTCTGACTCATATCAGGACGGTCTAGATCCATTCGCAGTAGCAACACAGCCTACTGGCTCATACGTATCAGACGCAAACTTTGGTACAGGTAAGGTTTTGGATTCAACAAAGTGGAAAGACGTCGGATTCACATCTGAAGGTCTTGAAGTTATGTATGAACCAACATATGGTGAAGTAGAAGTAGACCAGCAGCTCGACGTTGCGAAGCTTTTCAAGTCTTCACAGCGTGTTATGCTTCGTACAACTCTTACAGAAGGTACACTTCGCAATATGATGGTGGTCTTTGGTGAGAAAGAAGCAAATCTTAAGTCTTATGACAGCGTAGCTGACTCCCGTCTTGATCTCTCAGTAGGTGCTCTTAACGAAGAGCCAACAGAGCGTCAATTCATCGCAGTTGGAAACGCACCAACAACTTCAACAGGCGCAGACCGTGAGCGTGTTTACTATGCTCGTCGTGTTCTATCTGTAGAAGCGTCAAACCACTCTCTACGTCGTAACGAAGCAACTGTGTTCCCAGTGACATTCCGTCTCTTGGGTGACCCACGTTACTCAGATACATACGGTAGAATCGTAGATCGCTTGATCTAAATTTAAATCGTAAGATTAGCGGGACCCCCAGAAATGGGGGTCTTGTCTTTTTAGCCCTAGTTTGCTATAATTATTAAGACTATTTAGGAGGTCACTTTGGCTACCACACTATACGATACAGTGGAAATTGAATTACAAGACGGAAGAAAGGCAATACTTAAGCCACTTCCAATTAAGCGACTAAAAGAATTTATGAAGGTCGTTACTAAGCTAGATACAGTAAAAGACGAAGAAGAAGCAATTGATATTTTTATCGAAGCAAGTGCTATTGCTCTTAGAAAAAGCTTGCCAGAATTAGCAGCTGATAAAGAGGCCCTAGAAGAGGCCCTAGACGTTCCAACTATTTGGAAAATCATGGAAATCTGCGGAGGAATTAAACTTGGTGATCCAAATTTAATGGCGGCAGCGACCAAGATGAGTGGGACAAACTAACTAATAAAACTAAGTCTTCCTCAACGTGGGAAGACCTTGATCTCGCTGCCTTAGAAAAACAAGCTTTTCTTTTAGGGATTTGGAAAAACTACGAAGAACTAGAAGAAGAAATGTCCTTAGTTGAGCTAATTTTAACATTAGAAGAAGCTAACAAAAAAGACTATGAGGATAAGAAATTCCTGGCTGCCCTACAAGGGGTGGACTTGGATGAAAATAATTCTTCAGGTGCTAAGACATTTGAAGATATTAGGAGGGAAGCACTAGGAGACGATCCTGCTACAAACGATGTGGCAAACCTTAAGGGATCACTTGCAAGACAAGAAGGATTTGGCGTAGGTCAAGGCTTAATGTACGAAGAGTGGGACGCTAGAGCGTAATAGGATCGAAAATCTGGGATAATATAGCATATGGCCCAACAAGTTGTAATTAGCTTTAATGCGAATGCCAACTTTTCCGATTTAATTGGTGAAGTTCGTCGTGCAAACGCAGAGATTGGTACGCTCCAATCTCAGCTAAATGGGCTAGGAGCAGCATCATATGGCTCCCTAAATAACTTAAACAGACAGTTTATTGAAGGCATGCGTAACACACGCTTATGGTCTTCATCATTTGTTGACGTAGCAAATGAAACAAGAGAGTTTGGTCGGCACTTAGACCAAGGTAGATTAAAGCTAAAAGATTATTTCCGAGAATTTAATACACAAGTTCGGGGCCAAAGAGGAATGATCAGAAGACTTGCTGAAGAGCAGGTCAGATTGCAGAGATCTATACTAACAACTACGGTTGGCCCACAGGGTGAAGCTAGAAACATTTTGTCAACCCCAACAGGTCTAGATAGACTTGATCCAACAACCATGAAGGCTCTCAGAGCAGAGCAGTTTAAGATTATTGGAAAATCAATACAGGGCGTTTCTACAGAACTTATCAATCTAGGTAAGAACACTCAGTGGGCTGGCCGTCAGTTGACCGTAGGTTTAACTGTGCCACTTACAATATTTGCATCACAAGCAGCTATGGCATTTAAAGAAGTAGACCAGCAGCTAACAAGACTTGCAAAGGTCTACGGAGATATTGGTGGAGCAACAACCACAGAGATTGCTTCTATAAAGAAAGAAACTTCAGACTTAGCACGTAGCTTAGCATCATCTATGGGTGCAGCAGCAACAGAAACAATTGGATTGGCAGCGGACATTGCTGCTACTGGAAAGACTGGTAACGATCTTCTTCAATCAGTTTCAGAAACTACAAGACTTGCAGTTCTTGGTGAAGTAGATAGACAAGAAGCTATGTCTGCTACATTGTCATTGCAAAGCGCATTTAATCTTAACACAAGAGAGCTAGCAGAATCAATTAACTTCCTTAACGCAGTTGAAAACCAGACATCAACTTCTCTACAAGATCTAGTAATTGCAATTCCAAAGGCTGGACCAGTTGTCCGTCAGCTTGGCGGAGACGTAAAGGATCTTGCACTGTTCCTTACAGCTATGCGTGAGGGTGGTATTAATGCATCTGAAGGTGCAAACGCACTAAAGTCTGGATTAGCTTCTATTATTAACCCAACTCAAAAGACTAGAGAGTTGATGAATGGTTTTGGAATTGATATTCAGAACATTGTAAATAGCAATGCAGGAGATTTGGTGGGCACTGTTAGCGCACTAAAGGACGCTCTTAATACTCTAAACCCATTAGCTAGAGCACAAGCAATCGAGCAGATCTTTGGTAAGTTCCAGTTTGCTCGTATGTCAGCACTATTCGATAACCTTGGAAAGTCTGGAAGCCAGACAGTTCAGGTTATGAAACTTATGGGAGCATCAACTGCAGACTTAGCAGCAATTGCTGATCGAGAATTAACAACACTTACAGAATCTGCTTCTGGAAAGTTCCAACGCCAAATGGAAACATTGAAGGCTAATATGGCACTGGCAGGAGAAGGATTCTTGGGAATCTTCTCAAAGGTTCTTGGCGGAATTAATAATGTGATCGAAGGATTTAATAAGCTTCCTGACGGTGCTAAGACAGTAATTACAATTGTAGGTGCAATAGTAGGTCTAGCTGGTCCACTCATTATGTTATCAGGTGTGTTCCTTAACTTTATTGGATATGTAGTTAAGTCAATCGGATTCCTTGGAAGACTATTTACAAATACTAAAAAGTTTGAAATGTTAGATGAATCTATGATGGCTCTTAAGCTATCTGGAGATAAGGCCACTAAAACTTTATATAACGAAGCAGATGCAGCACAGGCAGCAGGACTGCAAATTCAAAATCTTATCAATAAGATGAGAGAGCTAACTGAGATTCAAGATACTTACTCAACTGGAGCAGTTCAGGCACCAGGATTTGCTGGTGCATCCAGATACATGCCAACAGCAACATTCGGTAGAAACGCTGGTCTAGATGTAACTGGTGGAGTATTCTCACACGATGTTCCAGAAACTGGAAGAAAAAGATTGGCTGCCTCTCTTGGGGTTGATCCAGAAGTAATTGGCAGACTAGGAAGTATTGGTGGGTACCTAGAAAGAGGATCTAGAGCAGCAGACATTCAGGGTGTTATGAATGAAAGTATGCCTTCTATGATATTCCCACAGGGCACTGCTGTTGGACAAATGCGTGAAAAGCTAATTGGAAGTGCTACCACAGAAGAGCAAAGAACAGCAATTTTAGGAAATGCTAAGCTAAGAAAAGCCCCAGCATCTGATGCTGATATTTTAGCAATGTCTAGAACTATAGATGAATACGCTGACTTTGCAGCACAACATGTTGCAACAATGGAAGCAATTTCTGATCAGTATGGAGAGAGCGTTGCAGCTGGAAGAAAGATTACTGGAGAAATGAAAAAGGCTTGGCAAGCAAGCGGACAGGCAGAGGATGCCGTTGCTGTTGCTAGAAACTTTAGTCCAGAAGTTGCACAGAAGTTTGATGAAACTGTTACTAGAGTAAGAACTGCTGTTATAGCTGGATTCCAAGCAGGTGGAGCAGAAGGAGCAAATATTGCAGCAGCTGAAGCAGAAGTTAAGGCTACAACAAGACTAGAAATGTCAAAAGCTGAAAAGACAGCTAAGTCAAGAATATCAAGATTTGTTAGCTCTCTTTCACAAGCTGTAACGGTTGGTTCTACTCCAGACGTTCAAACAGCGGCAGCAGTTGCAGAGGTTAAGGTTGCAAAAGAAAGAGTTGATGCTGCTATGGCACAACAAGCAGCAGAGATTGTTGCATATGAAAATCAAATTGCAAATACCATTGCACAAGATTCTCCAAAGATACCATTCCTTCAAAGAATAAAGGCTGGTTATAGAGCTGGCGGAATTCGTGGTGGTCTCATGGGTGCTGGAGTTGGCAAAGGCTACGGATCAGGACTTGCAATGATGGGCTTAGGTCTTGGAACTAGTATGGTGCCACAAACAGGCAAGGTCGGAGATTTAGCTGGAGGTGCAATGATGGGTGCATCTATGGGTATGATGTTCGGCGGACCAGGAATGGCAGTCGGAGCAGCACTAGGAGCACTTGTTCCAGCAATTAAGATGTCTATAGATTACTTTAAGAAGTTGGCAGATATTCAGGCATTGAGTATCAAGCAGTATCAGATTGATAAAGAGTATGCTGCAGCAGCGGGACTAAGCCTAAAAACAATTGGTGACATACAGTTAACACAAGTAACTGGAAAGTCTCAAGAAGCTGCATCAGCACTAGAGATATTAGCAAAGGCTGCAATGGAAGCAGCAACATCAACATCAACTGGAGCACTACGTGAAAAGACGAAGGGTGCTGACACATTTAAGGAAGTCCAAGACGAATTCTTGAGCCAGTACTTAAGTTATATTGCTGCTGGGGTTTCTGAAGAAACTGCTAAGCAGATGATGGCTGCTATTTTGAAGGCCGCAGGTAAAGAAGGTTTTGCAACAGATCTAAAGATGTTGCTAGCTGGAGAATCTGGAACAACTCAGTCAGGAGCACTAAAGAGAAACCTAGAAAGAATTCAGGGTGGACCAGGTTCTTTAGTAGGCACAGAGTATTCATCATTAATTTCACAGGCAGGAAAGTTTGGAGTAGATCAATCAATTGCTAGAAACATTGCTGGATCAACATATGCACCTACTGGATTTAACGATGCAACTACAAAGTATTTAACTGACTTACAAATAGCGTATCAAAAACTAGATGCTGCACAAAGATCGGTAGCAATAAGCGGACTTGATACTAAGCAAGCTGTAGAGGCAATTAATAATTCAATGGCAAACTCTGATGCAGAGACCTTTGCAAAATCTATGGAAGAGCTTGCTGGTGCTGGACTAATTACTCAAGACACAATTGACGGGGTAGCAGATTCAATTAGCGGTCTAACAAGAACAGACAAGACTGTTCTACAAGGATTTATAAGAAATGGAGTAGATGCAGAAGCACAGGCACTTGCCCTTAAGATGCGTATTGAAGGAATTATTCCTAGCTTAGAAGCAGTAAAAGATTTTGATGGAATGAGAATTCGTGCAGATAGATGCACTAGAAGAAATTGAGCGCAAAGAAAAGAACATCAATAGACTTAAAGAACTTTCATTAAAGTATGAAGAGAGAAGAAGAAACTTAGTCTTAGATTACCTTGGAGCAGTTGCTGGAGGAGACCTAGAAGGCGCACTTAGAGCACAGGTTGATATGCAAGCAGAGTCTGCTGCGTTTGCAAGAGAAAAAGCTCAAACAGAGAAAGAAATTGCTAGAGAAAACAAGAAGAAGGCTCTTCAAGATAAGTTAAAGGCTCTAGATAATTCTGCGGGAGCAGCAGTAGCAAATACTGCTAATAAGGCTAAAGAACTAGAAAACAATATTGATAGCGCAATCAAGGCAGTCCTTGGAGGATTCCAAAAGGATGGTAAGGTTACAGTATCGTTTAAAGAGTTTACAGAAAGCCAAGAGTTTAAGAACTTTGAGTCTAAGTTTAAGGGTGCCCTATCTGGAGATGCTCTAAAGAATGCTATGGAAACATTAAAGGCATCATTTAGAAAGTTGCAGGCAGATCTAGCCAATATTGGTGGAATAGTAGGAGATACAGGAACTGCTAAAGATCCACGAGATATTACAAATACAGCAGCAACTGTTGGAATTACAAGCGCAGATAATGGTCGGGGAACTAAGAGCGAGGGTGTTGCAACAGCTCTTTCAAAAGATCAGAAAAAGAAGATATTAGAT